ATGAAAGAAGAAATTGTAAAATGGTTTGCCAGCCAGAAACAACCCGTGCATCTAATTATCAGGCGTATACCTCATTATCTTGGCCGGAAGCAAGTCGAGCAAGCCATAGAAGCCATGTATGACAAGATCCAGGCTGGATATGATGTTGCTCCACGATGGCGAGTGTGGGACATATGGCAAATGGCTAGTCACTTCACTCCTGTTGAGGGTGATTTTGATTCCTTTGAAGAGCTAAGAGAAGAGATTTTGTCTCTCAGAAAAGAATGGACCCAGGCCCAGGAGGATCGGAGATTCATCAATAGAATATCTAGGTGGATGGAATTCGCTAGTAACTGGCCCTGGTAAAAAATAAGGCGTGAACAACTAAAATTTGGGTTAGGGCATTAGTCCTGGCCCTTTTTTATTTGGAGGCTCCCATGAGACTTGCCAGATCCAAAGAAATGACAACATCAGGTCAAGTTGAAACAGGTCGTGCCAATTTACTAGGTGTGCTACTTGGTACAGATGGCATCAACAATGTGAGATTCAGCTGTCACAATGGAGAAAGTAATAGCGATCAGAAAGTAGTGCCGTCCACAACCTATGACGCAGCTGCACTTGGCTTGAACGGGGTCATGTTCACGTTTTTGGTACATTGCCCTAATGGGATTTACTACAACCAAGAGTCAGGATCTAACTATGAGGTCATAGTCTATTACGAAACCTACTAGGAGGAAAGGTCATGGCAAACACAGTTACTAGAGGGGGATTGTTTCTAACTCTTAGCGCCATAGATACTGATTTCGTCTATACGGATCTATGGTCGGATAGAGTGCCAATCCAAAGCATTACCTTTGTACCAGCTGCCGCAACAGACAAGTGCGTTATCAGGGAAGGCAGCTTAACTGGTCCCATTATATTCTCATGCGACCTAGATTCCGATGGCACTTGGGAAGGATTTTATCCGATGGTCTATGGAGGGATGCCTCTTATGCCCTGCATGGACATATCTGATGGCAGCTACGATGCAGGGGCATTGGTAATCTTTCACATAGGAACAAAATAATGGGTGGAAAAGGGAATCAAACAGCTGTAACAGATCATCTACGGCAAGAAGATGAATTCATTGCGCAGCTTCAATTACGTCAAGTGCTAGGTCGCAGTAATGACGATCTGGATAGACTAGGCAAAGCCCTACGGGAGAACAAAGTCAAGGACCTGAAGAACATCTTGCGCAAATACTCCCGCGAAATCCAGGTTGTCTTATTGGCCGAAGCATGCGAGCTGCATGATCGAGAGCGCCTTAACTATCTAACCCAAAAGAACTTAGATAGATATGAGGCCAAAGAGAAGCATGTCTCTTCGGATCTCCAGGTAACGGAGGAAGTCCGAATTATCATGCAACAACTGGAGGATGCCCCCACAGATGAATTACTTGGCCGAGCAAGAGAGATCACTCTCAGAAGAAGAGAAACTAGACCACTTAGAGTTATCTCTGATTGAATCGGTACTGCAGCAAAGAGATCCAGATACTTATTACCAATACAGGATCGAGCCTTACATTAACGATCCTGTTTTATTTTGCCAAGAAGTAATGGATTTCGAGCCAGTAGCCGAACAAATCAAGATGCTCAATGCGATAGCTTCTACGAATCATATCAGCGCAAGGTCTGGCCGTGGCATAGGCAAAACTAGGACGCTAGCTTCATGTATCTGGTGGTATATGACTACGCGACCTCATTGCATTATGCCATGTACTGCGCCGACTGAGAACCAGCTGCGTGATGTGTTGTGGGCAGAGCTGGCTAGGCTCAAAAGAGTAATGGACCCTTTCTTTGCCAATCAGTTTGACATGACCGTTGATCGTGTTTTTCACCTTCATCATCCTAAGACTTGGTATGCCGTTGCTAGAACAGCCAGGAAGGAAAACAGTGAGAGCTTCCAGGGATTCCACGAAAAGAACATGATGTTTATCTGTGATGAGGCTAGCGGTATTCCTGATGAGATATTCGATGTAATGGAAGGTGCAATGACCGATAAGGATAATAAGGCGCTTCTTGTTGGCAACCCGACCAGGACTGTTGGTTTCTTTCATGCCACGCATAATGAATACATGGATCGCCCCTGGAAATGTTTTCACTTCAGTTCAGAAGAATCCGAGCTTGTCCGGCAGAATCCGGCGTTCATCGAGCGCATGGCTGATCGTCCTGGCGGCAAAACTTCTAATTTCTATAGGGTGCATGTACTTGGTGAATTCCCGATTGAAGATGAATCAACCGTATTCCCGCGCCCCTGGCTGGAAGCCGCGATCAATCGAGAGATTGAATATATCAAACCACTGTCGAACAGAGCTGTCGATTCAGTAGGTGTTGATATAGCTGCAGGTGGTGATGCCAACACCGTATTTGTCTTTCTGAAGGGCCTGAAGGTAGTGGGCATAAAGGTATATGAGAAAGAAGATACGATGATTGCAGCAGGTCGGATTGCTGGCCTTGTTAGGCGCGGGCCTGACCTGAATGGGGTAAAGAGACAGCCAATACCCCCTGACCATATTCGTATAGACGTTATTGGCGTAGGCAAAGGTGTCTACGACAGGTTAATGGAGCAACGGCTTCATGTGAATGGAGTAGATGTTCATCAAGCCCCTACTGATCCTACTCTCTTTTACAATCGAAGATCGGAGCTGTATTGGGAGTTGAGAGAACGCTTTGAAGAGGGAAGTATAAGCATCCCCAATGACAAACACCTAATTAGAGAGCTGGCATCCATTCGCTATGAACTAGATAGCCGTGGCCGTATTCTCATTTGGAGTAAGCCCAGGATGAGGAAAGAAGGTATTCCTAGCCCCGATAGAGCTGATGCTCTCATGTTAGCTTTTTCAGATTATTATCCCACTGAGGCAGAAAAACCTGCAAGGACTTGGACACAGCAATGGATCGACATAACAAATAGAAAGCCTGAAGTTGATCCTTTTGAACAATGGGCGAAGAAAGATGTAAAGGATGCAGTAGGTGAATTCTATTATGACGATGAAAAATTTGCGGGGTTGTTATGGTAGCACCACAGATTATTAGTGCCGGAATCTTGGTAGCGGCTGGCATTGTGACAGCATTGGTACTCATTATCATTGGCTTTTGGCTAGGCCGGAGAAGCTCAGGCGAAAGAATGTTTACCGTGCCTAGCCTTTTCAGCCCGAATCAGAGGCGGCCCGAAATGGACATTTATGAACGGGCAATGTTGTCGCCAGAAGAAGGCGGTTTCACAGATGATGAGCTGGCCGAAATGAATAGGGCCAGACCATATGAGGGATTGTAATGACACTATTATCAGATGAATACGGCAAGCTAGAGGTTGCATGTACTAAGTGCAAGATGTGGATAGGATACGCTGACCCGAATGAGCTTGATGTTCCAATTAGGGGCTCAATGATTCAGCGCAGACCAGGGACAGATCATTTGCCGTTACCCGATGCAGATGCAATGGGAATGGACTTAATCTGTCCTTTTTCTGTGACAGGAGATCCAGCGGATCTCCACTTGTTTGTACCTCACATTCCTGGGCGCGAAATAGAGGCTGACACGCTCGAACTATACCGCAAGGTAAACCAGTATAGGATTGAGCCCAAAGAACGCTCAGAGGGCGAAATAGAGGTCCCTGAAGGGCATTGTCCGTGCGGCTGTAGCGAGATCGTTCCAGAAGGGAATGTCTATGCTTCTCGCGGCTGCTACGCAAGGCACAAGTATAGGAGAAAATAATGCCAACAGCACAGCAAAGAATCCGGCCAATTCAAGAAGCTGAAAACATCGAAGAGAAAGAGAAAAAGCAGGTTAAGTGCTTGCTTCCAAAAGCAGGTGACAAGTCTGCGGGGCATGTGGTTTTTGGCTTTTTAGAGGCCATTATTGAGGACAAGGAAAAGAAACGCTTGCCTCATAAATGGCATCGTAACTATGAAATGTACCGCAATCATCACTGGCGCAGCGGTGCATATGCTCCTATTCCCCTAGCATCCATTAGCCTTGTCAATGCTCATGTTGATCGCACATGCAACTTGCTTACGGATAATAATCCCACCTTTGATGTGATCGGTGAGAACGAAGATGTAGCTAACGACATTCACATGATGAGTCGGTGGTGGTGGAATGAGACTGAGCAGCAAGATATTTTCGAGCAATCAGTGAAGATGGCTGAGATTCACGGCTGCACGATAGAGAAAGTCATATTCAATCCAGCACTCAACAATGGCATGGGAGAAGTTGAAACCATTGTTGTCGATCCTCACAACTTTGGATTTTGGCCGTTGAATGAAAAGAATTCTGAGAAGTGGGAATTAGTTCTTCATTACTACACTATGCCTATTCATCAAGCTCGTAGACGCTGGCCGGAAAGTGCAAAGTTTATAAAGCCTGATGCTGAGTGGAAGGATGCGTTAGGAGAACGGCGAAGAGAGATTGTGGGTGGGTCGGCTAGACCCTTGCCGAGATCGGTGAGAGGGGGAGATTATGCTCGCAGCCATGCCTTTCTCGAAGGCAATCCAGCCTTGCTTGGTGTTATGGGAAGGGGCAACGAGATTCTGATTGTTGAATGTTGGGTTAAAGACTACACGATGAAAACTGTAGTGGAGCAAGAAGCTATCATCAATATCGACATAACATCAGGCATAGCAACAGAAGCGCAGCCAGAAGTAAGAACCAGACTCCCTCAGTATCCTGGCTATATTCGTGTAGTGCAAACCTGCAATGGCGGTGATGTAATCCTCAGTGATAGACCCAATCCTAGTGTGAATATCACTATGCCCCTGGAGGAAATATCAAAGACTCATCTTTTCAATCGTTTTCCTTTTAGCCTTACACCATCCTCTAAAGATCCTGTCAGTCCTTGGGGATTCTCTAGCATCGAACAGCTAGAGCAGATCAACATCGAAATAGATAAATGTATGAGCCAGCTCAATTACATGAAGGATCGTATGGCGAGATCACCGCTGATTAACCCAAAAGATTCGATGATAGACAATGCTGATTTCTCCAATGCTGCCAGAATTGTTAACCCAAAGAATAGCGTAGTGGCTAAGGCTATTAGATATATGGACCCCCCGCCTGTTCAGAATGACATTCAGATCATCATGCAAACCTACAGGGAATTGTTTGACAAAGTAGCTGGCACTTTCGATCTAACTGATCCACAGATTATGAAGGGCCGTTTGGCCTACAAGTCCATTGCTGCCATCCTAGAGAATATGCACACGCTTATCAGGGGCAAGATTCGCAACTATGGCAAGATGCTCCGCGAGCGTGGCCGAATGTATATCTCGCACATGATGAACTGGTACACAGAAGAGCGCTACTACTACCTAGAAGAGAATGGCATCCCTGTCACTGGTACTTTTATCGGCTCACAAAGCATTATTCCGATCCACTTCCAGGTAGTTTCAGGCTCAACCATGCCTACCTCTAGGCTGCAGAGAAGAGAAGAAGCAATACAGCTATTCGAGCTGCAAGCTATAGGTGTGCGTGAATTGCTTGAAGCTCTGGAATGGCCTGATAGAGCCAATATCGCAACAAAAATGGAAATGGGAGTTGTGGGGCCGCTCCTAGAACGTATGCAGAATCTAGGTGTAGATCCCCGCGTTCTTGAAATCGTTCAGGAAGTAGCCAACCTGGACGAATCCACTTATAACGCCCTGGTACAGCAAGTTAAAGAGATCCAGGGAGAAATGGCACAAGGCCAGATAGAGGGAGGTGGTGCTATTGCCCCGATATGATTACCGCTGTAAGTCGTGCGCTCATCAATTTGAGGGCATAGCCAAGATTGATGAGCGTAACGACATGGCATGCCCTAAGTGTGAAAGCCCGTGTGACATAGAGATCACGGGCTTTTCTATTAAGCGATCTGATGCGCCTCACATAAGGAATTTCAATGGTTTCATTAACGATATGGATCAGGTCGCTAAGGGCAAGCAGGAATATATCGAGACTAGAGAACAATATCGTGCGGCCATTGAGCGTGAGTATTCAGATCCACACCCAAGAGTTCAGGCACTTAAACAAGAGTACCTAGAAAGGGTTTAGCTATGCCTAGTCCAAAGAAAGGAGAGAATAGGAGTAAATTTGCTTCGCGTTGTATCCAACATATTCGCCGGAAAGAAGGTTCTAAGGCTCCGACAAGAGAAGTAGCAGGGAAGTGTTTCGGAATCTATGACCATTGGAAAAAGAAAGGAGGTAAATGATGGCCAATGGCGCTCTAACCCGTGCGCAACAGGCATTTCAGCAACGGGTCCAGGCAAATGTTAATGCGCCTTCCACTCAGCGTGATGTTCTCAAGGCCGCTGGTCTTGAGAGTAGCCCTGAGAAAGCAGCTGGAGCGCAAAAGCAGATGAAAAGCAAGATCAAAAGGCGACCTAGAGTAGCCAAGATTCAGAAAAGGTCAGCTCCTTCTCAGAAAGTGCAGCGAGCAGGTCAGCTGAAGATGGCTGGCGCTCCTGGTTACTCTGCGCAACAGCGTGTCGATGTAATGAAGGCCGCTGGCTATACGCCACAGGAGATCGGCCAATTCATGCAGCGGGAAGGCCAGAGATTACTTCAACAAGGATGGGAAAGACAAAACGTTGGGCGATTCCAGCCGCCCTAAATGGAGGTAAAGAGTAATGGAAGATGTAGAAAAATTGATAGACGCTAAAGAGCATGACCACGATGCAGGGGTTTCGTCTGGCCCCGTGGAGGACACCCATCAACTCGACCTTGATGATTACGATCCAGAGGACATACAACCGAGTGACGACTCGCTAAAAGCGGAAGATGCCGAAGGTGAGTTAATTGAGGAAGAGCCGAAGGCAGAGGACCAGCCGCCCTTTCACGCACACCCCCGTTGGCAAGCAATGTTGAAGGAAAGGGATGATCTAAGAGATCGAGTAGAATCCCTTACTTCAAAGCAAGAGGATCGGCTAGCTCAATTAGAGCAACGGCTGAACCAACAGCAACACTATTACGAGGGTGAGCTTGCCAGATGGCGTGTCCCGCAGCATGAGCGGGGAGAACCTGAAAAAGATCCCTTTGACGATATTCTGGCAAGGCCGGAATCCGAAATTATAGAACAGTTCCAAGAAGATCCGCGTGGGTTTCTCACTGGTTTCGGCAATAGCATCAGCCGAAGAGTGTTAACCGATGTAGAAAAGCGGAGTCAAGAAATGGAACAGGATCGGTTAATCCAAGAAGGGCTCAGAAACTTTTCAGAGCAGCATGAGGATTTCATGCCGATGGTACAGAGTGGAAGGATCGCTAGCTTTATAGCACAGAACCCATATCACAATGCCATATCTGCATATCATCAGCTGAAGTCTCAAGATGGTGTAGCAAACGCCAAGGCTGAAAGGGAGCGGCTGGAGAAGGAAATCCGTGAGGACGAGCGCAAAAAGACGCTTGCTTCGTTTCGTGCGAAACAGGGCGCACAAGTCCTTGATGGCTCTCAAAGTGCTACCCCTGCGAGTGGCGCAGGGACAGCTGTTGAACCTGAATTGCAAGAAACGGGAAAGCATGGCGGCAAGCGCTCAGTCATAGCCAGCCGCCTTCAAAAATTACGAGAGCGGCTATCCTGACAGGAGGGATAAGTCATGGCGCTAACCCGAAGTGAGCTTGAATCCATCACCCGTGACCATTTTATTTCGGATGGTGGTCGAGCTTTTGACCAGTATTTCCTCTCCAACTGGTTAATCTACAGGGCCATGAAGAAACCCAAGTATCGTCCTGCAGGTGGCGTTCAGATCAAGGTTCCATTGACCTATGATCGCCTGACAGGTGGATCATTCGATGGCACGGATACCTTTGATGTGGCCAGGAAGGACATAATCAATTCGGCTCTATTCCAGTGGCGACCCAACTATGTGAACGTCACAATCGTCTGGACTGAGGAACTCGAAAACTCAGGGCCGGAAGAAGAAGTCGATATGGTTATCACAAAACTGGAAAATGCACAGATGAGTATCCGTGACGACCTTGCCGATGCCCTCTAT